GGCACTTTATTGAAAATTAAAAAACCTTGATTACGAAATTCCATCAATCTGTTTATTTACGCCAACAAGTGCTGGTGCAATAGTAGATGCCCATTCTAACAATGGAATTGGGTTTTCTTTTTGATCTTTTAATTTAGATTTTTCAGGGATTTTATTTTCATACAAAATCCTCCATGTTCTTTTTGCCTCATCAGAATATCCTTCTGTAGCCTTATCGAAAGGAGTGCTTTCTACAAATGTTTTTAATTCTGTTGGGCTTTCAAATCTTCTACCTGCTATTTGGTATGTTTCACGCTGTATCCTTCCAAGCCCATTTGAGAGTTCAACCGGTTCTGCGGTGTATTTTGGTGAATTTACTGAATATAGATTTTTATTTTTACCGGAATTAGAAATTCCAACTCCGCGAGAATATGGGTGTCCATATTCATGTTCTAAAACACTTCTAAAATAATCTGGATTTTCGATTGTTTTCGTTAGGTCGTTGGCGGACTCAAATCCATTTCTAGTTGCGTATAATTCAGCTTCTTTAGGATCTTGTTTAATAAAATTTTTCCAATTCTGTATTCTTTTTTGTAAATCATCCTGCCTAAATACATTTATC